TCTTAGCACTGGCACAATAGCGGCAAGGTTTGCTACAGGCACCGATGACACAAAACTAGTAATATCAGACAACGATACAACTGGATATATAGGTGTAAAAGATAACCAAGTCTACGTAGGAACAGACTCTTCCGGCACAAGCTATGATAATTTGCGAATTAGCGCTAGTGGTAATGTAGGGATTGGCCAAAGACTATTTCACAATGGCGATGTGTCGACATATGTTGAATTTGAAACAGACCAAATTACATTATCAGCTGCTAATGTAAATATTACCGATACGTTATCATACACTTACCCAACAGCAACAGGGCAATACAAAGGTGAAATTGTAACATTTGGAACTTTTTATACAACCAACGGAACTATTGCAGCTGGCGATGTAATTGTATACACACAAGCAGGATTGAATACCGGATGGTTCAGAGCCACTGGAAATACAACCTACGGACAAGGAATGTTAGGTATTGCAATGGGTACAACTCCGTCGGCTGGAATATTAGTAAAAGGATTTGCTAGAAATGCCGCATTTACATCTGGTAATGGGGGCGATCCACTTTATATTAGTGCAAGTAGCGCCGGCGATACAACTAGCACTCCTCCTGGTTCTACAAATAATGTTGTAAGAATTGTTGGGTATATGCTTAACCCTACTAATGATGAAATATTTTTTGATCCAGATAAGAGCTGGGTACGAGTATCTTAAGTTATGGCAACAACAACAGTAACCGCTTCAAAACAAGCTACAGCTGCTAAAAACGCCCAATCATCTTGGACGGCCGCAAGAGATGCTACGTCTGCTGATACAATAACTAATTACACCTCATCTGGATCAGATAACCAAGCAGTATATGTAATATTTTCTTCGGGTAAAGGTGGAGGACTTTATTATGTTGGAAGAACATTTTTATTCTTTGACTTGTCGGGAGTAAACGGCACAATTACTGCCATGTCTTTAAAAGTAACTGGAGATACTAATACAACAGCAGTAGTTGGTGCGGCAAGAAGTACGGCCTTTGGCGGGTCAGGTGGGTCAAATTTAGTGGCAGCAGATTTTGATAATTGGAGTCCAGACTCACCAACAGCATATAATACCGGGACATCATGGAGCACTGGTCTTAATACAATGACCATGAATTCAACAGCCGTGTCTGATGCTAACACAAATAGTTATCTTAATGTTGTTCTTGTTGAAAGATATAATGATTTAGAAGATAGTGAGCCAACATCTGATGTTACAAAACAAAGTGGAGTAACATTTCAAAACTCATCATCACCAATATATTTAGATATTACATATACGCCAGCATCTACTGGGTATGGTAATAATGTAATGGGAGTGTCATCATCAAACATTGCAAATGTAATCGGCGTGGCAACAGCGAGTATTGCAACTGTTAATGGTGTATAACAAAAAAATAACTATATTTACAAATAATTTTTAACCTTAAAAAAAACAAAAATGACAACTTTTAATTGGGATTGTAGAACAGTGGATGTATATCCAACAAGCGGCGACAACACAGATGTAGTATACAACGTGCATTGGCGCTTAACAGGTGTATCTGATCAGCTAGACGCGAATGATAATCCGTATTCGGCTACTGTAATTGGAACACAAACATTAAGTACAGAGGAGATTGTAGACTTTGTACCATTTGAAGACCTAACTCACGAACAAATTGTAACTTGGGTACAAGATGCAATTGGAGCTGAGCAGGTAACTCAAATGGAAGACAATGTAAATAATCAAATTGATAGCTTAATTACACCAACGTCTGTTACCAAAACTATTGAATTGTAGTAACATTCTTAAAAAACAAGTGATTAATTAATATGTAATTAAATCAAATCAAAAAATTATGAGCAAAGCAGAAAAAATTTCAGAAGAACAATTACAAAAGCTTCAAGAATTTATAAGCGTAGTTAACAAAGCCCAGAATGAACTTGGTGGTATTGAAATGCAAAAACATTCTTTATTGCATCAAATTGCCGCTGTTCAAGAAGACTTTGGTAAATTCCAAAAAGAACTTGAAGATGAGTATGGTAAAGTTTCAATCAGTATTGAAGACGGTAGTCTAAAACCACTTGAAGAAGAAACTGATGAAGCTAATTCGGAAGATTAGTATAGGTAAAGATTATAAGATAGATGCAATGCATTACTCCGTAGGCCAAGAGGTTTACGGAGGGCATTGTATCTGTAATATAATTGAGGAAGAAGAAAAGTATTCCATATACATAGAAAAAAACAAAGAAGTTATTCTTTGGAAAGACTTTAATAAAAATATGGGTATTGCCGTAGAGTATAATTTAGATTATTAATGAGAAGTCTATATAATTTTATTGTAACACCAAAAGGTGATCGTACTACAAGTAAAACAGAAATAGACGGCAAAGAATTAATGCTAAATACAGAATTGCAAAATCATCAATATGTAAATCGTATTGGTGTTGTAATTGGCTCACCTATTATTGGAGAAACAGAAATAAAGCCTGGCGACGAAGTAATTGTACATCACAATGTTTTTAGAAGATTTTACGATGTACGTGGTAAAGAAAAAAACAGCAGCAGCTATTTTGAAGAAGGAATGTACTTTGTAACTCCAGATCAATTATATGCGCATAAACCACCTGGTAGTATTTGGCAACCAACAGAAGGGTTTTATTTTGTAAAGCCACTAAAAAATAATGAAACGTTTGCTACAGATAAAGAAATAATTGGCAAAGGTGTTATAAAATTTGGCGATGAAAATCTACCGCCTGGCACATTAGTTGGCTTTAGACCAGGGTCTGAATATGAGTTTATCATAGACAACGAAAGACTATACCGTGTGCCACTACAATCTATTACAATTAAATATGAATATCAAGGAGACGAAGAAGAGTATAATCCAAGCTGGACATCGGGCAGTTGAGGAATTAATCAAGGTGGCGGAAGAAAAAATTATAACCAATACCGAGGACGACGTTTCTGCAGATAGATTAAAAAACGCAGCGGCAACTAAAAAGCTAGCAATCTTTGATGCATTTGAAATATTAAATCGCATACAAGAAGAAGAGCGTATTTTAGAAAACAAACCTAAAGAAGACGACACACAAAAAGCTTTTTCTGGTTTCGCCGAAAGAAGGTCTAAGTAATGTACGAGCAAACGTTATTTAAAATCATAGAGCCTATAAAGCTAACCACAATTAATAGATTAAATAAATCTAAGAAGTGGGATTATGGTTATAATAAAGAACACGACGTTATTGTAATTAGCAAGACAGGTCAGATAGGTGATATTGTAGAAATACAAAACCTACGTATCGCATTGCCGAAAGAGCCAAAGTGTATAGCAAAAGGCGAAAACAAATGGACGCCACAGGAGTATCCTAAGGAGCTTAAAAATATTAAGACTATATTCGACTGGGAAACATATCCGGATGAGTTTAAGGACACCTGGGGAGCTTATATTGATGAAGAGTTCACACGACGCGATGAAGGATATTGGTTTTATAGTAATAATGTACCAACTTATATAACCGGAACGCATTATATGTACTTGCAATGGAGCAAGATTGATGTAGGTAAACCGGATTATCGTGAAGCAAACAGATTATTTTTTATATTTTGGGAAGCTTGTAAGGCGGACAGCAGGTGCTATGGCATGTGTTATCTTAAAAACCGTCGTTCTGGTTTTTCATTTATGGCTTCTGGCGAAGTTGTAAATCAAGCTACAATTACAAGTGATGCTCGTTTTGGTATATTATCTAAGTCTGGTGCCGATGCTAAAAAGATGTTTACCGACAAGGTTGTACCAATATCCGTAAACTATCCTTTTTTCTTTAAGCCAATACAAGACGGTATGGACCGTCCAAAAACAGAATTAGCATATCGCGTACCAGCTTCAAAGCTAACGCGTAAATCAATACAGTCAAAAGAACAAAGGCAACAGCTAGAAGGTCTTGATACGACAATTGACTGGAAGAACACAGGTGACAACAGTTATGATGGTGAAAAGCTAAGACTGTTAGTGCATGACGAATCTGGTAAGTGGGAAAGACCTGACAATATATTAAACAACTGGCGTGTAACAAAAACAACACTTAGACTTGGTTCTCGTATTATAGGTAAGTGTATGATGGGTTCAACCAGTAATGCGCTTGATAAAGGTGGTGACAATTTTAAAAAGTTGTATTATGATTCAGATGTTACCAAACGAAACGCCAATGGACAGACTCGCTCGGGATTATATTCTTTGTTCATACCTATGGAATGGAACTACGAGGGATTCATTGATACTTATGGAGTACCTGTATTCAATACACCAGACGAACCAGTCGAAGCGCCTGATGGAACATTAATAGAAGTAGGTGTAATTGATTACTGGCAAAATGAAGTAAGTGGATTAAAATCTGATCCTGACGCGCAAAATGAATTTTATCGTCAGTTTCCACGCACAGAAGAACACGCATTCCGTGACGAAGCAAAGAACAGTATATTTAACTTAGTTAAAATACATCAGCAAATAGATTACAACGGTGATATAAGATATAATGCGCCGACAACACGAGGAAGTTTTCAATGGAAAAATGGTGTTAAAGACAGTGAAGTAATATTTAGTCCTAACCCACAAGGTAGATTTAATATAAGCTGGGTACCACAAAGAGAATTACAAAATAAACAATTTGTAAAAAACGGATTAAAATGGCCCGGTAATGAGCACGTTGGAGCTTTTGGGTGCGACAGTTACGATATATCCGGTACAGTTGGTGGTAATGGATCAAAAGGTTCATTGCACGGACTTACAATATTTAGCATGGAAGATGCGCCGCCAAATACATTCTTTTTAGAATATATTGCAAGACCGCAAACAGCGGAAATGTTTTTTGAAGATGTACTTATGGCATTAGTATTTTATGGCATGCCGCTGCTCGCTGAAAATAACAAACCTAGGTTGTTATATTATTTAAAGCGCAGAGGTTACCGTGGTTATTCAATGAATAGACCAGACAAAATTTGGAATAAGTTATCTGCTGCTGAAAAAGAAATAGGTGGTATACCAAACTCTAGTGAAGATATTAAGCAAGCGCATGCTGCTGCAATAGAATCGTATATTGAAAAACACGTAGGATTAAAAGAAGATGGTACCTATGGTACTATGTATTTTAATGATACATTAAATGATTGGGCAAGGTTTGATATAAATAATCGAACAAAATTTGATGCTGCAATCAGTTCAGGGTTGGCAATAATGGCTTGTAATAGACATTTATACCGCCCAGTTGGTGAAATACAAACACAAAAGTTAAATATAAATATAGGCCGGTATAATAATAACGGTGGAAGATCAAAAATAATAGAGCATTATGGCTGAACCAGTTGTAAAAAGTTATTTTCCAAGCCAAATCGCTAGTGATTTAGAAAAAATTACCCCTGAGTATGGACTTAAGGTGGCTAAGGCTATAGAACACGAGTGGTTTAAGCGGGATTCCGGTACTAATCGGTATTATAACAACCAAAATACTTTTCATCGCCGCAGATTATATGCGCGTGGTGAACAATCAATTCAAAAGTATAAAGATGAACTATCTATTAATGGTGATTTGTCTTACCTTAATTTAGACTGGAAGCCCGTCCCAATTATACCTAAGTTTGTGGATATAGTTGTGAATGGTATGTCGGACCGTATGTTTGACATTAAAGCATTTTCGCAAGACCCATATGGTATGAGCAAACGTACTGAATATATGGAGTCTATATTGCGTGACATGAAAGCTAAAGAGCTTGATAAATTTATTGAAGAAAACTTTGGCATAAAAACGCAAGAAAACGATCCTGAAATGCTTCCTGATTCTCAAGAAGAATTAGAATTGCATATGCAACTTAGCTATAAGCAAGCGGCTGAAATTGCGCAGGAACAAGCAATTAATACAATATTAGAAGGTAATAATTATGATTTAACACGCCGAAGAGTTATATATGACTTGGTTACAATTGGTATGGGATGTGTTAAAAATAATTTTTCTACATCAACAGGTGTTACCGTAGAGTATGTTGATCCTGCTGATATTATTTATTCTTATACGGATTCTCCATATTTTGATGATATTTATTATGTAGGTGAAATTAAAACAATACCTATTAATGAATTAAAGAAACAATTCCCTAATCTTACTAATGAAGAATTAGAAAATGTTACAAAACAAGGGATTCAAAATACAGATTTTTACCACAGAACAATGGACGAGACTAATAACATCGACCAAAATTCTGTACAAATACTGTATTTTAATTATAAAACATATGCTAACGAAGTATACAAAGTAAAAGAAACCGCTACTGGCGCATCAAAAATATTAATTAAAGATGACCAGTTTAATCCTCCAACGGATGTATTAGATGGTAACTTTGAAAAAGTATCACGCTCGCTTGAGGTATTATATGAAGGAGCATTAGTGCTTGGTACAAATACATTACTTAAATGGGAGCTTGCTAAAAACATGATGCGCCCGAAGAGCGATTATACTAAAGTTAGAATGAACTACAGTATTGTTGCTCCTAGAATGTATAAAGGTCGTATTGAATCATTAGTAAGCCGTATTGAAGGTTTCGCTGATATGATCCAGCTAACACATTTAAAGCTACAGCAGGTATTATCTCGTATGGTGCCAGACGGTGTTTACCTTGACGCTGATGGTTTAGCTGAAATTGATTTAGGTAACGGCACAAATTATAATCCGCAAGAAGCACTTAATATGTTCTTCCAAACAGGTTCTGTTATTGGTAGATCATTTACATCAACAGGAGATATGAATCCTGGTAAAATGCCAATTCAAGAATTACAAAGCGGAGCAGGAGGTAATAAATTAGGAGCATTAATTAATACATATAACTATTATTTACAGATGATCCGTGATGTTACGGGTCTTAATGAAGCACGTGATGGTAGTATGCCAGATAAAAATGCTTTAGTGGGCATTCAAAAAATGGCCGCTGCAAATTCAAACACTGCGACCCGCCACATACTACAAGCTGGATTATATTTAACCGCAGAAACGGCTGAATGTTTAAGTTTACGTATATCTGATATAATAGAATACTCGCCGACTCGCGAAGCATTTATTCAGAGTATCGGTGCTCACAATGTTGCAACTTTAAGTGAAATGGTTAATCTTCACCTTTATGACTTTGGCATATTTATTGAATTAGCTCCTGATGATGAAGAAAAGCAATTGCTTGAGAATAATATTCAAATGGCATTGTCCGCTGGGTTAATTGAACTCGGCGACGCTATTGATTTACGGGAAATTAAAAACATTAAGTTAGCTAATCAGCTGCTTAAAATACGCAGACAAAAGAAATTACAAGCTGATCAGGCAATGCAGCAGGCTAATATTCAAGCACAAGCTCAAGCAAACGCCCAAGCACAACAAGTTGCGGCTCAAGCAGAAGTACAAAAACAACAAGCATTAATTCAAATGAATATGCAAGTTGAGCAAATGAAAGCACAGCTTGACCAACAAAAATTAATGCAGGAAGCCCAGGTTAAAAAAGAATTAATGCAGCTTGAGTTCCAAATGAACATGCAGCTTAAAAACATGGAAGCTGAGGTTTATAAAAGCAAAGAGGGCTTTAAAGAAGACCGCAAAGACGAACGCGTAAATAAACAAGCAAGCCGTCAAAGTGAGCTTATTGATCAAAGACAAAATAATACAGGGCCAAAAAATTTTGAATCAGCAGGCAATGACGTGCTGGGTGGCTTTGACTTAGGTTCCTTTGAACCTAGGTAATATAAATAAGTGTATAATTATATAATATTTTATCATGAACGAAGAAGAAAACAAAGTTGTTGAGAATGTTGAAGAAGCACCCCAACAAGTAGAGCAACCAACACCAGAAGTAGATGACGGTGTTATTAGAGTTGATTTAAGAAATTTTAAACAAGAACAAGAAGATGCCGTTCAAGAACAAGAAACAGATGCAAGCGATGCTGTTGTCGGAGAATCCGCAGACAAGGAAAGTAGCGAAGCGGTGGTTGAAGAAGTACGGGACACCAGCGAAACTGAAGAGTCCGTACAAGCAGAAGAATCCGTTCTTGAAGAAATAACCGAAGAAGAGATTCAAGAGCAAGCAGATGAGCTAGCCGATGAAGTTAAAGAAGCAATTGCAGAACAACAAGAAAGTGGCATTGAGCTACCTGAAAACATTCAAAAAGTTGTAGACTTTATAAATGACACAGGTGGCACACTTGAAGATTATGTGCGTTTAAATCAAGATTATTCTCAGCTTAATGAAGCACAATTACTCAGAGAATATTACGAAACAACTAAGCCGCATTTAGATAAAGAAGACATCGATCTTTTAATGGAGGATTTTTCATATGATGAAGAGTTAGATGATGAAAGAGAAGTGCGCAAGGCTAAGCTTGCTTTTAAAGAAGAGGTAGCTAAGGCTAAAACACATTTAGAAAATCAAAAGTCTAAATATTACGAAGAAATTAAAGCTGGATCAAGGTTAACACCCGAGCAGCAAAAGGCAGTTGAATTTTTCAACCGCTATAATAAAGAAAACGAGGAGGTAACTCGCGTGGCTGAACAGCAAAAAAAGACGTTCTTAAAAAGAACTGATGAGGTATTCTCAAATGAATTCAAAGGTTTTGAATATAGTGTTGGGGATAAGAAATATCGGTTTAATGTTAAGAATGCCTCTGAGGTGAAAAATCAGCAATCTGATATTAATAATTTTGTCAAAAAGTTTTTGGATGAAAATAATAATATAAAAGATGCTAAAGGTTATCACAAATCATTATTTACTGCAATGAATGCCGACGCTATTGCAAACCACTTTTATGAACAAGGCAAAGCCGATGCAATTAAAGAGACTATTGCGCGATCTAAAAATGTAAATATGGATCCACGTAAATCTCATGAACCTGTTACGGATGCTAAAGGATTTAAAGTAAGAGCAATTAGTGGTGATGATACTTCTCGCTTAAAAGTGAAAATTAGAAAATAACAATTTAAAATTAAAAAACTATGAGTTTTGCTACTGGGGGTGCATATCCTGCTGGATTAACCCCATCACCAACCAAAACATTGTTCGATAAAAACTATTTAGCTATCGGAGACAATGACTTTAACTTTACTAAACAATTCTTACCAGAAGTATACGAAAAAGAAGTAGAGCGTTACGGAAACCGTTCTATCTCTTCTTTCTTGCGTATGGTAGGTGCTGAAATGCCAATGGCTTCTGACGAGGTTGTATGGACTGAGCAAGGGCGTTTACACGTTGCTTATGATAACGCTGTTATTGCAACTGACAATGACAATACCGACAACAATATTACTATTACTGGTCACGCTATCCGCGCTAACCAAACTATTATTGTTGCTTTAGGTTTTGTAACTGTTCGTGCATTTGTTAAAGCTGTTACTACCAACACAATTGAAGCTTATCCGCTTGATTCAGACACTTGGCCAGCATCTTTTGTTGCCGCTTCTAACCCAGATCTTAAAGTATTTGTATACGGATCTGAATTTGGAAAAGGTTCAGCTGGAATGCAAGGATCAATTGATGCCGGATTCCAAAAATTCTCTAACTCACCAATTATCATGAAAGATAAATATTCAATCAACGGTTCTGACACTGCTCAGATTGGTTGGGTTGAAGTAACAAGTGAAATGGGAACTTCTGGATACCTATGGTATTTAAAGTCTGAGCATGAAACTCGTCTTCGTTTTGAAGATTATCTTGAAATGACTATGGTAGAAGCTGAAAAAGTAACTGCTTCTTCTGGTATTACTGACGCTGCTGGACAAACAGTTCGTGGTACTGAAGGTCTTTTTGCTGCTATTGAGTCTCGTGGATTGGTATTCAACGATCACGATTTCAATAACTCAACTGGACTTACTGGTCTTGCTGAATTTGATTTAATCCTTCAAGAGCTTGATAAGCAAGGTGCTATCGAAGAAAACATGCTTTTCTTAGATCGTGGTACTTCTTTGGCTATTGACAATATGCTTGCGCGTGCTAATTCTTATGGAACTGGCGGTACTTCTTACGGAGTATTTGACAACAGCGAGGATATGGCTCTTAACTTAGGATTCTCTGGATTCCGTCGTGGATCTTATGATTTCTACAAAACTGACTGGAAATACTTGAACGACGCTGCTACTCGCGGTCTTACTGCTGATATTGATGGTGTTCTTGTTCCTGCTGGTGTATCTACTGTTTACGATCAAACATTAGGTAAAAATATCCAACGTCCTTTCCTACACGTTCGTTATCGTGCTTCTGAAGCTGATGACCGTCGTATGAAGTCTTGGATCACTGGTTCAGTTGGAGGAAATTATACTTCTGACATCGACGAAATGAACGTACACATGCTTTCTGAGCGTTGTTTGTGTGTTCAAGGAGCTAACAACTTTATCTTGTTCAAAGATACTGCTAGCTAATATTTATTTGGGAATAGGGCCCTTCGGGGCCCGTCTCCCTTATTTTAACTTTTTAATTTTATTATATTATGGCAACAAAAAAAACAAGTACAGCTAAAACTGTGCAGCAAGAAGACGTTGTGGTTGAGCAAGAGGTATATGTAGCTCCTCCAGCGCCAAAGGCAGTAGAGCCTAAAAAACCTGAATGGGAATTTAAAGATAGAACATATTATTTAATTGGAAGAAAGCAACCAATTATTACAACAATCCCAGGTAAACATACAGAAAAACGTAGCTTATTATGGTTTGATCCAGAAAAAGGCTATGAAAGAGAATTAAGATATGCAACTAACCAGCCAAGTCCTTTTGTTGATGAACAAGAAGGGCCAGCGACATTAGAGCATATTGTTTTTAGAGATGGATCATTAACAGTGCCAGCTCGTAAACAAAATTTACAAAAACTATTATCTCTTTATCACCCACTAAGGGATAAATTATATTCAGAGTTTGACGCTGTTAAAGTAGCAGAATATGATTTAGATGATATTGAATTAGAAATAGATGCATTAAATTTAGCTAAAGATCTAGACATTGATATGTTAGAAGCTATTTTACGCGTTGACCAAGGGTCTAAAGTAAAGAGTATGACTTCTAAAGAGATTAAACGCGATGCTCTTATTTATGCTAAACGAAACCCACGTTTGTTTTTAGAATTAGCACAAGATGAAAATGTACAATTGCGTAATCTTGGTGTTAAATCTGTAGAACAAGGGTTTATTAAATTGTCTCAAGATCAAAGACACTTTACTTGGGGCAGCACAGGAAGAAAATTATTTACAATTCCATTTGATGAAAATCCATATTCAGCATTAGCTGCTTGGTTTAAAACAGATGAAGGCGTAGAAGTTTTTCAAAATTTACAAAAAAGACTTAAATAGTCACCTTTATAGTAATGGGCTACTGTAAAAGGTGGCCCATTATTATAATAACAAAAAAACATTATGGCAATAAGTGTAGACACAGTATATCAAAGAGTGCTTGCAGTATTAAACAAAGAGCAAAGAGGTTATCTTACGCCTCAAGAATTTAACTTATTTGCCAACCAGGCACAACGTGATATTTTTGAGCAATATTTTTATGATATTAATCAATTTAGCAGATTACACGGTAATGACACGGAGTATTCTGACATGCTTAACATACTTAATGAAAAAATAAGTATATTTGAAGCCGAAGGCGCTGTTGTAGGCGGAACAACTCTCCCTAATAATCTATACAGGTTAGGTACGGTAAAAGTATTATACACTGATCCATATAGAGATGCTCAAGAACAAAAATTAATAGAAGCGGAAAGGGTTAATAAAAACGAATATTTATATATTTTAAGGTCTCCTTTAGCCGCCCCAACTGTAGACAGACCAATATATATACGTGATGAAAACGGCATTAGAGTATATGGTCCATCACAATTAACTATAGGTGTAACGTGTAATTATATTAAAATACCAACAGACGTAGAATGGAACTACACAATGGTACTTGGTGTTCCACAATACAATGCGTCAACCTCAACTAACTTCCAACTACACGAATCTGAAGAGCCAGAGCTTGTGGAAAAAATACTAGAGCTATCAGGTCTATTATTAAAAGATCCAGGCGTATATCAAATCGCTAACCAAGAAGAACTTGAAAGGATTCAACAAGAAAAAGCATAATAAATGGCACTATTTACAGGAACAGAGCAACAATATTACGAAGGATCAGATGGTAACCAGGCTAGTAATATAAATGACTACGGTAACTATCAGTTTATATATTTAGATGATATTATCACCAACTTTATTATTGCATACGTTGGTGAAGATAAAATTATATCTAAAATTAAACGTACAGATGTTGCATTTCATGCTCAACGCGCAATGCAAGAGCTTGCCTATGACACAGCTCGCTCTGAAAAATCACAAGAAATTGAAGTTGCCCCTAACTTAATGATGCCGCTACCACATGATTATGTAAATTATGTAAAATTATCTTGGGTAGATGATTCTGGCATAGAGCGTGTTATTTATCCAGCATCTAAGACAAGTAACCCATTACCATTATTACAAGATACCGATTACGAATATACATTCGACAATGATGGTAACTTACTTACAGCAAATGAATCTGAAACTTGGAAAAAGTTTAAAGCCGCAAGCGCAATAGAAGAAGAAGATTTTAGCAACTTAGAAGATAACACTTCATATACGCAGCTATTTGGGCAGCGCTTTGGTATTGATCCACAGCATGCTCAAAGTAACGGTTTATTCTTTATTGACCCTATAAAATCTAAAATATTTTTTAGCTCTGACTTAGTTGGCAAAATAGTTACTCTTAAATATATTTCAGATGGCGTTGCTACAATAGAAGAAATGAAGGTGCACAAGTTTGTAGAAGAAGCGATGTATAAAAGCATTGCACACGCTATTTTAGCAACACGTGCTAATACTCCAGAATATTTAGTAGCTAGATTTAATAAAGAAAAATTTGCAGCCGTTAGAACAGCTAAATTACGCTTATCTAATCTTAAACTTGAAGAGCTTACACAGGTAATGCGTGGTAAATCTAAGCAAATAAAACACTAAGACATGCCAGAATTAAAAAGGTTATTTCTTAAAGGTCGAATGAACAAAGACCTTGACGAGCGATTAGTTCCTAATGGTGAATATAGAGACGCATTAAATATACAAGTTGGCTCATCTGAAGGCAGCGATGTTGGAGCTATTGAAAATATTTTAGGCAATCAAGTTAAAAGAAAAAAGCCTACAAAACAATTATGGGAAGAAAATGATGCAACTCATAATTATTATGGTTTGCCATTAGATGCGGTATGTATTGGCGCTATTAAAGATGATATAACAGATTCAATATATTATTTTGTAACTTCGTCTGAAGCGGATTGTATTGTAAAATATGATGCAATTAGGGACGCTGTTAGCCCGGTTTTAGTTGATACACAAAATATATTAAAATTTTCTGCAACAAACCTTATAACAGGTATAAATTTAATTGATAATTATTTGTTTTTTACAGACAATAATTCGGAGCCAAAAAAGGTGCATGTAAATAACTTCAGTAGGCTTTCATCTGATTTTGTAACACATAGCCAATATAAAGGCAGAGATTTTATTGAGTCTGATATTACAGTAATTAAAAAATCACCTTTAGATGCTCCTAAAATGGCTCTTTCAAATTCAAAAAGAGGGGGCAATGTAATAACAACTTTAAATTATAATTTTTCATCAACACAAAATAATGACGGCTCATTAGACGACTCTATTTTAACAACGGATGTTAGCGCTACATATGAAACATTACAGTTTAATACATCGGTAGATTACTTAGAGGGAGATATATTGCTTATAACAGCCCCTGCTCTTGGTACTGATGCCGACAATGCTGTATATACTGTTGTTGTACAAGTTGAAAGTATTATTTCGGCCGATACAGTTAGCGTTTATATTAGTAGAATTTCACCACAAGTTCCCGATGACAATAATTTTTTATGGTCAGTTGATTTAGAGCAAGACGAGGCTCCTTTTGAGAAAAAAATGCCAAGGTTTGGTTATCGTTGGAAGTATGAAGATAATCAATATTCTTGTTTTTCTCCTTTTACTGAGGTCGCTTTTTTGCCAAGTGAATTTGATTATAATTCAATAGAGGGTCATAACAAAGGAATGTCAAATTCTGTTAGGCTTATAAAATTATTTGATCCTAATAATTATAGTAATTTTCAAGCAGATGTTATTAATAAAATTCCAGTTGATGTTAAAAAAATTGAAATTTTATATAAAGAAACAAACAACCCTACTATTTACATTGTAAACGACTTTGTTAAAGAAAAATTTGAAGAAGCATCTTGGGAAGGATTTAAAATTGATACAAATTTAATTTATAAAATTGTACAATCTAATCAATTGCTACGCCCTTGGGATAATGTACCGCGTAAAGCGTTAGCTCAAGAGGTTACAGGCAACAGAATTGTATACGGTAATTATTTACAAAATTACAATATAAATACTGAAATAGACTTAACCGCATCTACTCAGATCAGCGCGCAAAGAGCAGAAATTATTAAAGGATTGCCATCAATAAAGTCAGATAGAGATTATCAAGTTGGTGTTGTTTTTAAAGATGAATACGGCAGAGAAACACCAGTTTTTATATCTGAAAGAAGCGGTATACAACTGAATAAAAAGAAGGCTAAGTTTCAAAATAAAATTAAAGCTAGAGGTATAGGGACACCTCCGCAAGGTTTTACGCATTATAAGTTTTTTGTAAAAGATGCCGCAGGACAATATTACAATTTAGCTGCAGATTCCGCTTATTTGTCTAAAGATAATATTACTGTTTGGATCGCCTTTCCTTCTTCTGAAAGAAATAAAGTACAGGAAGGTGATTTTATAACTTTAAAAAAAGGCCATGATTCAAACACACCTGTAGAAGCTGCAGATGCTAAATATAAAATATTAGATATTTCAAATGAAGCTCCTACGGAATTAAGAGAAAAAAGAAGCTTAGAATATGAAACTTATGTAGGCTTTGGAGATACTTTTGGCTCTGATAATTTAGCCACAACTTATACAGCTGGAGCTACACCGTCCGTCGGTGGTGCTACATTTTTAATAGCTAAAGAATATGTAGATGGACCTCCAACTCCTATTACAAACGGAGCAACAAACGAGTTGCGCAAAGCTTTAAAAAAGGGAAGTTATATAAAATTTAAAAACGATAATGGTTCATCAGCTTTTTATAAAATAGCAGATGTTTATTATAATGAAGAAGTAAGTTCTCCTGATAAAGAATGTCCAAAAATAAAAATAGCTGAACAATTTACAACTGACATACAATTTTTGTATGATCCAAATAACCCTACAGCATTATTAGATAGTGATAATAATAAATTAGAAATATACGGAACAGAAATTGATGATAATGATGCTGATTTTGATGGCGTATTTTTTGTAAAAATTGCTAAAAATTATACATTAACAGATAATTTTTTCCCAAACGGAGAATTTCAAAATATACAATCGGCTTTTATTCCGCCATTTAATAATTTAAATGCAGTAAATGCTTCAACTCAGCAAATACCTACAGATACTGATTATGATCTTCCGTATGACCCACCAAATCAAAAGTTTTTAAGTATTTGGGGTGGGGGAGTTTCGCCTAGAAGATTATATGATGTTCCTCATTATAACGGCGGGCTTGCTAAAGCAGACTCTGGTAATTCATTTTGGAATAACTTTTCGACTGATCAAGTATATGACTATCCTCCAAATATTAGTAGTGGCGGCACAGAATGGGATTTAGTTTTAGAAATGTATTTAAGAAATTCAATTAACCAAAACGACCCAGATATATTAGATTTAGGTATTGGGGTGCCAATTGATTTTTTTAATAAAGTTTCTGAAATTGGTGCAAAAATAAAATTTAGTAATCACGATACAGTATATACCGTAAGAGATATATATTTAAAATATGAAGCTTTTGATCCATATCAATTTCCCGAAGCTGGCCCTGATCCAGATTTAATAGACCTTACCAAAAGAATTTATATAAAATTTGATAAAGAATTAGAAGAAACAGTAAATCCTAATTTTACAGGCAGTGATGTAGAAATATCAATAATAGGCTTGCAAAATGCGGTAAGTTTTAAAACTTCTAATCCAGCTATATTTGAAACTGAGCCAGAAGAGCTTGCTGATATTAATTTATTTTATGAGGCAAGTAATGCATTTCCTGTTTCTGAATATAATAACACTAAGATATTAACTTGGCACAATTGTTTTACATTCGGCAATGGTGTTGAATCTAATAGGGTAAATGATGATTTTAATGCACCATTTATTGACAAAGGTACAAAAGCGTCAACAGTCCTTGAAGAGCCATATCAAGAAGAAAGAAGAAGCAGTGGACTTATATATTCAGGATTATTTAATTCTAATTCAGGATTAAATGATTTAAATCAGTTTATTCAAGCTGAGAAAATAACTAAGGATCTTAATCCAGTTTATGGCAGTATTCAAAAAATACACTCAAGAGATACTAATTTGGTAACTTTATGTGAAGATAAATGTTTAAACATATTAGCAAATAAAGACGCATTATTTAACGCTGATGGAAACGCAAATGTAACGTCTAATAATAATGTTCTTGGACAAGCGGTGCCGTATTCTGGAGAATTTGGTATATCTAAAAATCCAGAAAGTTTTGCATCTTATGGGTATAGAGCATATTTTACAGACAAAAAGCGAGGGGTTGTACTTAGACTGTCTATGGACGGCCTTACTGAAATATCTAGTAAAGGCATGACTGATTATTTTTGGGAAAACCTTAAAGAAGCAACAACTGTTTTGGGTAATTATGATATTTATTCAGATTGTTACAACTTAACATTAAATAATAACACTGTATCATTTAAGGAATCATTAGATGGTTGGCCAACACGTAAATCATTTATTCCAGAGTGGGGTATATCATTAAATAGTGACTATTATACTTTTAAGAATGGTATGATATGGTCACATGATAATGAAACCCGCAATACGTTTTATGAAGGGACTACAAATAAATCAAGCGTTCAGCTTATATTTAATGATAGCCCAAATAAAATTAAAAACTTTAAAACTATTTCTTACGAAGGAGATAGTGGTTGGATTGCTCCATTAATTCAAACCGATCAGCAAGATGGGGCTGTAACCACATTTTTAGATAAAGAAAATATATATTATAACTATATTAGAGGGCTAAGTGATACATGGAATAATTACGCACAATCCGGCACACTGGATTTAAAACAATTTGCGGCACAAGGCATTGGCAATATTCTTAATGCTAGAAATGCTGATAATACTGGTGATTATACAAGATATACCACTTTTACTGTAACAGTTAAAAATGATCCAAATAATTAATTATGTCATATACAATTTCTGAGGTTTCCTTTGAAGCAGAGGCTGGAGAAAATATATCTGGAGGATCTAATCCAACAGCTACTCTTGTTATATCCCCAAATGAAGGTTATACTATTTCTAGCGGTAATTTTTCAATTGGTAATGCTTTACCAAGCGAAATTACTAGTGCGGTATTTTCTCAAGATGGTAATAACGTTAACTGTGTTATTACTTTTGACTCTGGGTTTATTATGCCGTCTAACGATGTTGAGCTGCTTGTTGATATAGACGGAACAGCCGATTTAAATCAATATACTATAAATGGTAATTACTCTACAACAGAAACAAATACAACCACAAGTTCTACTGATGTAGCTTTTTCTGTTTCTGGAAATATTGGCGATCAAATTACTTTATTTACAAAAACCTTTACAGCGGCAAGTGGATATTATTTTAAAACATTACCATATGCTTATCAAACACTAAATGAAAGAAAATTCGATGATCCTTATGAAATATCATATTCAGATTCAGCGCTAGGAGGGATTGTAACTGCAAGAGCATTTACTGTAAAATATACAATACAAAATGAAGAATCAATTACATTAAATGATTTAAATTTTATTGCAGCCGCAGAAGAAATATATACTGATCCAGTTGAAGTAGTTGGTTATAGTATTGGTTTAGCTAAATTTCAGTCAGCGGGTACAACAAGACAAATAACATTTTTGGGCACCGAGGGCGCAGAAGTTACATTTACAACTACTCACCCATATCCTGTCGATAGTTATGTATCTGATAATAATACACAAACTTTAACTTTAAACGATTCTGGGCAAGCAACTATGACAATAATTGTACCAGCAAATACAACGGGCTCAAATCAAACATGGACATTTACCTTAAGTGGGGCTGATCTAGCTTCTCCGTTTAGTCAAACAAATCCATTCTCAATAATACAATTACCGTAATGGCAGCATTAGAGAACATAACACTTAATTTTTCTATACCATTTAATGTATCTTTACAAGTAGGAAGTGATGTTATATATTATAAAGACGGCACAACTGGAGATGTGTACAGGCTTGGCGCATGTAT